ATGTATAACTTCACCAGACCAACTTGTGCGGCGACTGCAATCATTTATCTGGTTGAATTACATCAAGCAGACTTGATGTTTCATGCTGATGATAGCCCTCAAGAGTGCGTATTTGGCAGAGAAATCTCATCAGAAACACTAGAAGTGATGGACCAGTATATGCAAAAAACCCATACATATTTGGAAGATCCGCACGTAATCATCTATGAGCTAAGTAGATCGCCGGACGATTACTGAGACACGATCCAATTCACCTCTGGCTCTTTAAGCAAACATGCGATTTTAATCTTTTTTGTCAATCCTCCAGCCGCATATCACAGCGCCAGCCAAATGGAATTGTCTCATCTCTTTTTTAGAACTCTCGGATCTCCAGTAAGGACGATCAGTACCGCTCGGTCAATCAGCACACGACTTATCGCGTTCATAGTCTCGCAATTGCTTTCGTTTCATGCGGTTGTCCAGAACCCTATTCCAAGCCATGAAAAACGCAGCAACCACGGTCAGGATAATGAGCAGCGCCTGAAAGAACGGCTCTAGGAAGTTGGCCCAGTTTTGGGCGATCCAAGCTGCTAGAAAGGTCAATGCTGTGCCTGTCTCTGATTTCTGCATCTTAGCCTCATTCAAGGATGTGGATCTGCTGGTGAGTAAACTGAAATCACAACTCCAAACTCGAACGCCTTAAGCTTCGTTGATCGAGACAGCGCCTTCACGCTGCGCCAACACAGGCTCACCCTGCACTGGATGGCTTTCCGGCCACCGGATATCCAAGAGCCGCCGCTTTGAGACTTTCGTGATTGTGACTGCGTTGGACTGGTTCCCACCCAACACGTGATAGTGCCCTGCGCTCTCAGAAACATAGAAACCGACATGCCCTTTCCAGCCGCGAGGACTTCCACGCCAGAACACGAGAATAGAGCCTGGTATCGGCTTATCTAACCGTCTGCCGTATTTCGCCCATTGGCGAGATCCTAAAGGGTTGGTGGGCTGGATATCAGATACAAGGCTCATGCAATGGGCAACGAACAGGCCGCACCAAGGGGTTTCATCGCCCTGGTAGGAGATCCCTAATTTGCTCGCCCAGCCCATGATCCTTGGATTGTGCGTTGGTCCCGAGATCTCCTTGGTTCCCAGCAGTCGACGCGCCTCAACCAGCCATGGTGGCTCATCGCTTTTGACCGCCTTGATTTTTGAGTTCAGCCAAGCCTGATAGGCAGCTTCAGATAACCTACCCCAATCACCATCAGGTTTGCCGGGATTAAACCCGAGATCCTGCAACATTTCCTGAGATTCAAAGTCTGGTATCCGTCCCATGATCACCTCACAAAAAAGGCTCCCCATGGGAGCCGTGTTGTCAGATCAACTTCAATGCATGTCAGCAGAACGCGCACAAAGATGATCGCCTTAGACTCATCACTGCGTTAAGCTCAAACCCGGTAAACAACGACGTCTACCTTGCCAGTTGCCCCAACCACACCTCCAGAGCTTCGCAAGCCCAGACCTCCTATTTGAAAAGTTTGTTCGGTCTTGTCTCTGATACCGATATTGTCCACGGTGGTGAGCGAGCCTTGTATCAACGTCCCACCTACAATTTGAACAATGTAATCTGTATCCGGCTGCTCGTTTTCGAATGTAAATGTATTGCCTGAACGAGTGAGCCTATAAGACGCTGAGCCCTTCAGATCTGAATAAGCAGCGACAATCTTCGGGAGCCCATTCAGCGCATTCAGTTTTGCTGAGTTAAGCTTCGCATCCGTCACTGCCTTGTTGCTGAGATCAGCGGTCCCAACGCTATTAGAAGTCGCAAGTCCTCCGAGACCAAGATTAGCCCTGGACTGAGACTTGTTCTCAAGGTCGCTTAGGTTATTCGACTTGCTGAGAAAGTCGCTTGTTTCAGGAGTGGCAAGAATCCACTCATCATCATCCAACGAATAGGCCTTCAGCTTTTTGTCAGGTGAGTTGAAGTAAAGCGCTCCGTCCTCTAGCGCGTTGCCTTCAATGTCAGTGTCCGGGTCATCATCAAAAGCTCCCAGATAGAGCTTGTTGAAGCGTTTGAACGCCAGATCAGAAGCTTGTTCAACCGCAGCCTCCAGCTGGTTCAAAGCATCCTCTGCTTTGCCTTGAGCTGTTTGTGCCTGATTGCGAGCTGCTATTGCTGCAGCTTTGGCCGCAAGAACCACCGCTTCAACATTTGCCGGATTGAGAAGCACATAGCCCTCCTGCCCCTCAATCACTGCGAGCATCGCTGGATACCCCTTCTGCAAGTCATCAGGACCAAGCTCATTGCCAAGGCCATTTCGAATTGGTAGCAGCACATCATCAACCTTGATGGTCACTGCGCCCGAGTTGTTGTCAATGGGAACGAAGACTGCAAACTCAACCGCCGAGAGGCTGACGCCCAATCGAAGCTTCGCTCTGATCGCATTACCCGTCCCGTCAATGTCAACCAGTCTCGTGATGCTGTCAGCAAGATCGCGCACATAGTGCCAGGTACCACCCAGCCATTGATAGTAACCGCTTAAGGTGTGGTTAGAGTCAGCTCCGACTATGGCAGGTGTGTAATCTGGCTTGTCGGTGACAGTATCCAGCTCAGCTTTGGTTTTTACGATCACCGCACCAAGCGTTGCCGCAATTTCCACCTGCCCCATGTAAGCAATGATTTCTTCCTTTTTGGGCTTGTGCCGATCTGTGCTTTCAAGTCCGAGGGTTTCTCGCGCACGCCAGACGTATTCCTTAGTGAGGAAGTTCATAGCCAACTCCAATTTGAGGGGAAGTTAAACCGCAGCCACAATGACCGTTGGGCCGGACCAGTCGCTGTTTTGTCCAAAGACCGAGCGCGTACGCATGCGGAAGCGATATTCAACACCTGATGTGAGGCTGCCGGTTTCAATGGTCTCTTCGCCATCATTGGCCTGCGCATACTTAGCTGCACCACCGCTGGTTTTCACATATTCCAGCTCGTAGGTGAGCGCCTCAGAAAGCCGCGTAAAACTCGCTACCGCGATAACGCTTTGCCCTTGCTGCTGAATCTGAATTGAAAAGCTATCAACGCTCGGAATAGCCTCAGCAGCGATACGCTTGGGAGGATCGCCTTTTTCACCCTCATCTTCAGGCTCATAGGCATATGGATCTCGTGGAATAACCATAGCTTCGAATACGTGCTGGAATGTTGATAGATCCAGCGTAGGCGTCCCATCCAACTCAAGATAAGCATCAACAAGATGTGGCGGATCGCTGATCTTCAGAAATCTTCTAAATAGAACATCCTGAGATGCGAAGTAGTCGCATTTCACACGCACACGAGGTGCATTCACCCGAATAGCTTTGAGCGCTTGCAAGCGCCGCATGTGATTGTGTCGCTGCACGCAATCATTATCGACAGTGCGCGACCTGGGATCATCCTCCTCAACATACGGATCGCCTTCAATAACTGCATCATCTTCCGCATAGTTCAAATCAGGATTGACCCAAAGCCCACGCACTGACTTAACGCTGGAAGCTGCATTGCGGTTCGGCAAGAACTCAATATCAATGATATCATCTGTTTTCAGGTGAATATCAGGCTCAACCCACTCCCCGGCATGAACTGCAACTTCTCCAGCTGCGTTGGTGTACAAAAGCAGATCGCCGGCCTCATCAATCATCCGGCCAATCTGGGTTGGATCATTGTTTTCGCGGCCACGGAATCCACCATGATAGCGCGGCTCCAAATCGCCCTTAATGTTCTTGACCTGCTGATCACAAACATCTGCCGCATGAGCCCAGCTATCAAGATCAATCTGGGAAACATCCAAAGCACTCCCGTAAGGTGCCAATAGGAAATCTAGCCGTATAAGCGCTAGGTTCTCGCTAAACTTGGTTTGCCCATCTCTGGGATCGAGAACCCTCTTACCGCGAATGGTGGAGGAGAGCGTCGGGTAGCCTTGCGGGAAGACCGTTCGATGCCGCCGGGCACTCACGCTCTTACACATCATCAGGACACTCGCAATATTGTCGCCGCGATGATCCTCACTCCAGATATCATCGAACTTGTCCACCAGCTGCGAATAAGCAACACCGACCTGCATCCCAACACGCTCAATGAGCATCACCTTGGCATCACCACCGAGCCGATAATATTTTGATGCATCCTCATCATTGCTCAAAGACTTGACGACATCGCCATCTGCATCAATCTCAACCGGATCATCACTCAGGAAGTGCTCAACAAAGCCATCAATCTCATGAGAGGCATAGGCAATCACCATATAAGCCGTACCGCTGCGTTCCTCTAAAAACGTCATATCGCCCGCAACTCGTACAGTGCCATATTGATAGGATCGCGACGGCACATTTTGCTTCTGCACGACCTTGCCATCTGCTGTACTTGGAAGAGGTGCTGCGTTGTCCTTTCGCTGCTGGCTCCCGAGTAGTGCATTCACCCCCAGTCCGACACCTGCAGACAGGCCAACTCCAATGATCCCGACACTTAATGAAGAAACAGCAGCTCCCGCAAGGAGCGCTTGCGTTGCAACAGAGGCTCCAACGAAAGCTGCACCATTTGACAGAACAAACGCAATTCCCAACGCAGCAGTAGCAGGCATCAGACACTCCAGATTTTAAGAACAGGTGCGTGAACGGCTTCAAATCCCGAATTCCAGTGAACTTGCCAGTGCTTACCATCCCAGATCGCCCCCCACTGCCTGAGAGGAGCGTGAAGACTACCAATCACGCCAATATCACCGATCTTTCTGGTTTGAGCCTCATTCAAACCCGCAACATCAGCACACCGGCCAACCAACTCCAGAGCGCCGCCAGCTTCTATAATCAGATGCTTCATCTGCTCTTCTGTTGAATAGGTTCCGCGTAGATGAACAGCCCCGTCAGGATACCCGTTGGCACTCACCCAATCGGCAAGAACAAGACAGCAATCAGAAGTGCCCGGATCAAAGATCAGGGTTTGCCGATCTGCCAGCCAAACCTTTAAAAGATCTAGGATCGCGGCCATGTGATTGTTTGCTCACTCATCAAGGTAATACGCTCACACGACAAGTCAGGAGGAAGATCCGGATTGACCTTGAGCGAGTAAGCCCTTTGATCGGCATCCGACAGCACTGCATTGCGCCGGGATTTACGAGCATGAAAAGCATTCCCCACGACCAAAGTCACATCATGCAGGATTTGCGGCTTGTCTGGATCATTCACGGCTCGTTTGCGGAACTTCAAATCAATCACTTCGCCCGTAAACTTGACAACTGGACCTGAAGACAAAGGCTGGAAATCGTCGTCGCAGTGCTGCAAGAGAACTTGCACCTTCGAGCCAATGACATCGCTCTCTTGCGTCTCCTCATAGGCAAGGTCTGCAACCTCCTGACTGACTGCGGAAAGACTCAAGTTCATCGTTGTTGCTTCGCCAGAAAAAGCATATTGGATCGTTGTTAAAGCAGAGGCTGGAAGCTCCCCGGCAGGTCTCCAAGGGTGACCGTCCTTGTCAAGAATAGTGTGTGAACCAAACCACATCCGCGCAGTTCCAGTTGGGAAACGCAGCGCTACAAGGATCATAACATTACGACGTGTCATGGTGCAGAAGCCTTGTCCCAATAGTCGATAGCCTCAACAAAATGCACAGTCTTTGTGATGAAGCATGAGCTACCGAAATTCAGATCTAATTCATTGTCACTGGCAAGCTTCATAAGGCAGCTCGGCTCCGCCACATTTAGCAGTGCCCCTGCCGGGATCTTTGCCCGAATAGCTGGAAAAATAGGTACCCGCACAACATCGCCATCAGCTTCGATAATCGGACCCGTCATATAGAGAGCGTGCAAATAGCTGAAGTAAATTCCAGACAGCCTCAATCCACTTTGCAGACCGCGAAGCTTAAGTACTGTTGCACCCAAATTTGCTTCTTCTTCCAGCTGTACAAAAGCAGGTTCACTCTCATAAGAAGTTCCATCGCTGAACTCCGTTCCATCAGCGTGAGGTACGTATGCCCGCGCCTGCTTTGCAAGTTTTTGCACCTGCGAGGTCACGTGAGAAACAGAAACAATCACCAGCCCCACTTGCCCTTGCAATGCAACTTCAACCCCATTCCATGCTTCTTCATGGCGCAGATCACGCCGACGCAACACGATGTTCGGAATCATCGCTCTCCAGAAGCCTAAATCCGTCTGTGTTACCAACTCACGCCCGCCAAGCGTCATGCCACCAGACCTGCTAAATGGCCGTTTCTGGAAAGTAGGCTTGCCTTGACTTGCAAACAAAGAATGAGGCCAGTGGATCACGTTAGTCACGGAAGCCTCCTCCCCGATTTTGCGCATACATGTTGTAGTCACCAATCGTATGCTCGCGGCTTTTCTGAGTAGCTGCTTCAACAATCATTGGCGCAGCTTCCTTGACCACATCTCCTGAGATACTCTCAATGTGAGCCTTCAGATCAGGTGTAACTTCAAGGATCACGCGAGAAACCATCTCACCGCCACAACCGCCAGATTGAGGGAGCTTGTGGAACGGAGTGATTGTTGCCGGACCCTCAATCAGCTCAGGAACACCGCCCTCACCCGCAATGCCCCACTTACCAGCCCCCAGGTTGCCCCCTTCGGCAAAAAAACCACCAAAGCTGGAGAGCAAGGTTGAAATAATCCCACCAATGTTACCGCCACCGCCAACTGAGCTGGTCATGCTGGACACAGAAGACTGCAGCATCATCTTGGCAATCCCCTTACCCATGTTTCCAAGCACATCAACAAACCGCTCACCCTCAAAGATCACATCCGTGAGTGAGTTGGTGATGGATTGATTGACGCTTGCCATCATGCGGCTTTGCCGCGTCTGTTCTTCAATCTTACCTGTTAACTGGGAGACCGATTTTGACCGTGCCTCAATCTCTTCGCGAAGTGTCAGTCCGGTTTTCACAGAACGCTCATCGAGATCCAAACCTTGCTGCTTTGCCATATCAAGCAGCTTGTATTTTGTGGTGAGCGCTGCGACTTCCTCACGGGTACGGCCAAACATCTCAATTCTACGCTCAAGAGCCGTGACCTCCTGATCACCCATCCCAAGAACATCCGGACCCTTGTTGGTGATAGGCCGTGCAGCCTCCTGAAGCCGAGCCTGTTCGCGAGCCATGCGGATATACTCTTCGCGCTCTTTGGCAAGCTGAGTTCCACCTGTTGGCCCGACCTGCTGTGCAAGCGGATTGACAGTGCGATCAAATTCCAGAGCAGCCAAAGCGCCAGCCCGAGACACCGGATCATCTTTGTATTTTAAGCGTACCTGAGCATCTTCCAGCGAAGTCAAACCATTGCGTTTCATGGCCTCCATCGCATCAGCAGCGCGGCTGATTTCATTGGCCATTGTGGTCGCATCAGCTGAGAGACCTTTAAGCTCCACCCCATCAGTCGCCGTTTTCAAACGCTTGGTTGTGCTGACCGACTGACGAGCGATGCTTTCCACCCGCGCCAGTTCTTTGCCTACCTCTGCAAGCTTCTCATCAGGAAGCCTGGTCAGGATCTCACGCATTTTTGCAAGCGCTTCAGAGACACGCTCCATATTCCCGCTTGCTCTTGCATCTTCAAGAGCAGCCATTTCAGCAGCCCAGATTTTCACGAGATCTGAGGAAGCTTCCAGCTCATGGTTGAGATCTTTCAGTGTGCTCTCGACACCTTCAAGCCCGATAGCGTCAATTGATCGGGACTGACTGAAAGGGTCGCTCAGCTGCGCAATGCGATGCTGAATAGCCTGATACTTCTTAAGCTGGAGATCCAGCTCAGCAAACGCATTGTTACCGCCCAGAAAATCATCAAAGAAAGAATCCAGAGCCGTATCCGTTTTTGTCTGTGCGGCCTTGGAATCCAGCTCTGCTAACGCGGCCACAAGATTGAGCACAGCGCTTGTAACTTCGCCGTACTTGTCTCTGATGTTCTCCAATCCGTTCTTTGAGTAATCAGCAATGGAGCTGTTAGCTCTTGAGATCGCGCTTTCAGCCTCATTGAACGCCTTGGTGAAAGCATCGACTTTCTTGCTGGAACCTTCTGCATTGTCACCCATGCTCAAGAGGACGCCAGCAAGAGGGAAACCAATCCCCGCAATCACCCCCAGAACAGGCATTAACAAACCGACAGTACCAGTCAAAGCTCCAAAACCAGCTACAAGCTGCGGGATCTGCTGCCCCATGATCCGCATGGGATCAGTGCCCATCTCGAACTGCACCGCCATATCAGCAATCTGATTGGACGTGTTCTGGATGGCAAAGCGCCCACCTTTGGAGACATTGATGAAGCCTTGCATCTCCTTACCAGCACCTTGAGAGGCTTTCCCGATCTTGCCAAAATTATCGTTCATCCCGCCAGCAGATGCCTGAAGTTTCGCGAATTTCTGTTGCGTTTGCTCCAGTTGCTTCTGAAGCTTTTTGTTCTCCGCAGCCATCCGATTAGATGACTTAACCGCAGCAGCCGCGGAACGAGACATCTGATCGTGGAACTTCTTATAGGTGACCTCAAGAGGGATAGTCAGGCCAGAATTCTTTCCCATCAATCAAAACCCTTCAATGCCCAGTTCCCGAAGCTCTTCATCTGAAAATTCACCGCTGGGGTTCCCAGATTTGCCACCATGGACCTCATTGTAACCCTCTACGCAGGCCACATATTCCCATAGGCTCATCTGATCGATTTCTCGTGGAGTGAAGCCTATTGCGGCTCCTCGTTTGTAAAACTTGGAGAACTGCCAGAGTTCTCCTGTTGCCTCACCCCTGCCTGCTCCCCCACGGGATCATCATCCTCGCCCACGAGTGCATTGGTCAGGATCTCAATCGCAACAGGTTTGAACTCAAGCACCCCATGCAATTCAAACAGATGCAGGACCATGGGCCCCGCCTCTTTGTTTGGCATTCCCGCACCGATCAAGCCTTGGCGAATGGTCTCAATCAGATCATCAATAAACCAGGTCCCCGTCGTGATGCGCAGGAGGATGACTTCAGGGCCAGCATTGCAGTTTTTCTGCAACGCACGAAGCTGACCGATGTTCAGCACAAACTCGTGCTGACCACCGATCCATTCAATGTTTTTGGCTTCCATAGATCAGGCTCAGGCTTTGTTTTCGATTTCAGGAGTGCCGACCATATTGATCTCAATAGTTTTCGTAACTCGCCCCTTACCATCAGAACGCGCCTGAGAGAGCTGAGACAAAATTGCAGGAGCCTTCTCCCATTCAGGATCGCCAGATGCCGCTTTTTTGTTCCCAAGACGTACCGGAAGGTGCTTTGCAGAATAAAACCAGTTCATCATCTTGCCGTGAGACTCCTGTGCCCAGGTTCCTTCTGCCGAAACAGAAACCTTCACAGAACGCACTTCACTCAAGATCTCATTGGGCTTGCTCTCATCATCGCAATCCACGACCTCGGTCTCATCAACATTCGCCTGCCGCTGGATCGTAACACCCTTAAGGCCGCAAACTCTGGCGTAGTTACCATCTTCCGCAAAATCGACCTCAAGGACCATCTCCTCAAAACGCTCTGTTGTCGGCTTAGTCATGACAAACCTCCTTCGCTAGTGAACTTGGATTTCGAATGTGAACTGCAAAATTCCGTGCGTTACGCCCTCTTCTGGATCTGGAACAATCCGCTGAAGCTCTAGCTCGGTGAGCACGTTGCCAAAGGAAGGAAGAGGAAGCTCAGCACCGCTGAGTACATTGCGCACCGCTCGCAATATCTGCTTTGCATGCACTCTGCCGGGTTTCTTTGACCAGCAATCAATTTGAACTGTGATTTCTTCGATGGTGAAGCAGTCGTGATGATCCTCAGTTTCATCTTCAGGACCAAGGCTCACATAACCTTGCTGATCCCCCCAAGGCGCTCCATCAGAGGAAGCTTTAGTGCTGTCATAAACACCGTGCACCACCTCCATGAGCGCAGCGTCTCCCGCCAAAGCAGCAATCACGGCCTGCTGAAGCTCCAGATCTGGATTAGCCATCATTCAGTACCTTGATTGCCTTGTTAATACGCCGCGTGATCAGGGACTTCACAGCACGGCGCTGCGAGCGGTAAACGGGATAGAAGAAGGGATGGGATTTACGATCTTTGGTTCCAAACTCTTGGATCAAAGCATTTTGGAATTTGATGCCGCGCTTGTTGGTGACCATTGTGCTAGCGTTGCCTGCATAAATCACAATGCGAAGACCGCGTTCAGATGATTTCACTTTCCCAACCACCATGGCACCTTCAGGTGGTTTACCCCACGTCCAACCGATACTTGCAAGCAGTTCGCCCTCATCTTTGGGAACCAGCAGGCGCATGTACTGGACGATACGCTCTGCCCCTTCCTCCATAGCTTGCCGAGCAGCGTTCTTGACGGCATCCGGCAAGATTTTGCGCATGAACTGCCGAAACTCTTGCTCACCTTTAACCATCGATATCACCGCTTTCACAGGTCAGTTCAAAATAGAGCTGATCATCTGTCGGGATCTTGGTGCGGATTGCGTAGATGGTACCGGAGAGAAGATCTTTCATACGCCAACTGGTTTGGATCGCCTCAGTATCTGGAGAGCGCCAGATAGTGACCACAGTCGGCTGAATACCTTCAAGGCGAGCACCAATCACGCGCTCCCCACCGCGAAGAAACTTAAAGTGTGCTCGTTCTTCAAAACGAGGTTCGTAATCAGAGACGTGGTTGCCGTAACCATCAGACTTCGACACCAAAGCCTCGAACGAGACGACCTCCCGCATTGATTTACTGGTCATCCGGCAAGGTTCCTATAGGGAGCCATCATGACTTCATAAGCAGGAGGTGGAGGAGCATCACCACCCCGGCTGGTGTAGAGCGCAAACACATGCATGCTCAAACACGTCTTGATCGGCTCAGGAAGTCCATCGGGAAAATCGACTTTAAGATCCCGCCGCAGATGTTGCGCAGCAAACACCTCAGCCGTGCGAATAAACGTCAGGAGGAGATCGTCATCATGACCGTGTGAGATGGCCAGATGACGCTTCGCCTCTTCCAGCTCGATCAAAGGCAAAGTTAGTCTCCATCCTCTTCGGATTCTTCCTCCCCTGCGTCTTCATTCGCAGGTCCAGTCAGATCGAGATACTTGATACTTTGCGCCTGCACTTGCTTGGCAGTCAGTCGCTTCAAAGGCGCATCATCACCTTCCATCAATGGCTTGATGACTTTTCGGGCTTTGGCGTCTTTTTCATTGACCTTGTAGACACAGCCAAACCGGAAGGTACCAAGCACCGTATGGCGTGTTGAGTTCACTTTGAGGTACATGCTCATTCTCCTGAAAAAGGCTCTGCAATCAAAAGATCGCAGAGCCAGTTGGTGGCCTCATTTGTTCGGGTTACGCGAAGACGAAGTTGCCCTTCACCATTGCAGCAGCACGTTTGATTGCCAGAGCAACCCGTTTACGTCCCTTCATGGTCAGCATGTCTTCAATGAAGTTGGTGTCGTGCTCGGAAGAAATAAGCACTTCGGTTTCCTGACGGTCATAATAAGTTCCCGCCATCGCCAGATCGCCAGTCAACCACTCGCCCGCAGACATGGTGTTGGATTCCACTACATCCTTACCCCAGAGCATTGGAGTGCTCATTGAACCTGGGTTACCGAAGATGTATCGGTCCTGACTATCTTTCAGGAGGTCAATTGCCGCCCAATCAGTTGGGTTCATCACAAAGGACGTTGCAACGTAATCCGCCAATGCGACCTGCAAAATGGCAAGACGCAGACGATCAATCCGCGTGGCATTGGGTAGGCCAGCAGCAGCAGCAAATGCCACAGCCTCAGTCAAAAGCCCCTTCAGGTTTTCACCCTGTCCATCACCAGCAAGGATCTGCTTTTCCTCTTCCAGATCCAGACCATAACGAAGCTTGGAGTCGATCTCCGTTTGCAGGAAGTCGGAATCTGCCAGAGCTTCTTCTGTGATATTGGTAACATGAGCAATCTTTTTGACTTCAGAGGTCGCCTTCTCCCAACCAAAGCTGGATTCCGGC